GAAAGAGTTAATGAAACAATGGACTCATTTGAATGTATTTGCAGTAGGTACGGAAGTAGAGGATATTAAAGTAGGAGATAAAGTATATGTTCGCACTCAAGCCTTACACAATGCAGAAATCATAGAAATGGACAGTGGTATTAAAATGTTAGTTTTAGTACATGATGTAATTATGATATGGAAATAATAAAAATTTTAGTAGCCTTAAGTGGTTTTTGTACATTTATTTTATTAGCTCTTATATCTTGGGTTGTAGGCAAAGATGTCTATGATCCTGTAAAAAAAGAATACATAACTGATAGAGAAGGAAAAATCTTAAGATACATAGGATATGTTTTTTGCATTGTTATTTTAATTATATTATATATATTCTTGTTTTAGAGATAATGTACTCCTTTCCAAATTTCCTAGCATTATCTCCAAGCCCTTAGTTTTTTAGCTAAGGGCTTTTTTATTACACAAATTTTTATTATATTATAACTGTATATTTATAAATTTATAATCATGGCACTCCCCGAATACAAAAGTCCTAAAGTTGCAAATCCTAGATATGGATATCAACGATACCAATATGCTAATAAATCAGCAGCTGAATTAAAAACGTCTTTATGGGCAGCAAACTTATCTGAAGTTGTACTTACAAATAATAGTGGTCCTTATAGAGATTTAGATTTTCCAATGGGGAAAAATCTAGATATTAGACTAGAAAATTTAGGTAAGAACGGAGCATTTAGATATCTTAATGAAAAAACATTTACACTAAAAAGTGAAAGAAATGAAATAGCTCCACTTAAAAATGCAATAGAAGTAACAAAGTATTTAAATGATACCTATCCTTTTTTAGGTAAATGGGGTTATATTCAATATGTACAAAAAGGTCTTCCTGCTTATAATTTTACTTTAACATTAGATAAAACTTTTTGTAAAGATTCAGATAATACAGCATGGCTTTTAAATATAGCATTAGGATAAAAATAAAATAAAATGGCACTACCAGAATATAAATCACAGAAAACTAAAGTATGGCAATATCTTAATCAGCCATTAAGTGTATTAAAATCAGCATTAGGAATTACTGATGGTGGTGGAGGCGGAGACTTTCTTACTGCTACAGTAACTGTAACTGCTAATGATTTTATAAACGCGTCTAGTGTTTTAGTTAAAGAATTAATACCTCCAGTTGGTGCTGGAAAATATTTAAGATTTAATACATTAGTTGGTAAATTTAAAAATGCAACTATTGCATATGATGCAATGCCCTCGTTAGCAATAAAAACAGAAGTGGGAAATATTGCAGGAGTAACACCTTTAGTTCTTCTCGGAACTACAGAACAAGTAGTTTCAAGTGCAGGAAATGGAGCAGCAACGGGTATTAACGGAAGTGTATATCTTGAGTATAAAACATTTCTTGGGTTACCAACTGTAGGAGATGGAAATGTAATCTTTGAAATAGAATATGAAATATTAGACTTTTAAATAAATACTTATGCCAGTAAAATTTGTACCTATATCACCAGATCCATATCTTAAAAAAGATGAAGATATGGCTCCAGCTAAATTTGGACATTTAAATAGAATGTTAGCAGATATGCGCAGAGAATATCCAGATAATGCATCAGCTATAGCAGCAGGTTTAAAAATAGGTGAAGTATACAGTACTCCAGCAGGAGATGTTAAAATTGTAAAATAAAAAAAAGATGTTAAGAAATATAAGTAATTTTTATAATATACTAAAAGGTAAAAGAGCCAAAACTTCTTTAAGTGCAGGCGATTTAATTAGTGTAGGTGTAAGAGATGCTAAGAATCCTTCTATATATTATGACTCAGCTATTAAGTTTTCAGACTTGCAAAATCAAGTTGGTAGCGGTGGTGGAGGAACTGGTCCTCAAGGTCCAGCAGGAGCTGATGGACAAGCAGCTACTATACAAGTAGGAACAACAACAACAGGAGCTACTGGTACAGCAGCTTCAGTAGTAAATGTAGGAGACTCTACAAATGCTGTATTTAATTTTACTATACCTGAAGGAGTTCAAGGACCTGTAGGTCCAGCTGGTCCAGTAGGTGCAGCAGGTTTAAACTTTGTGGGTACATGGAGTTCAGGTACAGCTTATAATCCAAATGATGTTGTATTTTATAATGGGTCAAGTTATGTTGCAGCAAATGCAGTTGGACCATCAGCTACTCCTCCAGATACAGACACAGCTAACTGGGATTTCCTAGCATTACAAGGTCTACAAGGACCTCAAGGACCACAAGGAATTCAAGGTTTAACAGGACCACAAGGACCAAGTTTATGGGGTCCAGTCTCTGCTATTAATATAACAGGCGTATATAACTTAGATCTTACAGGATTTAATACATTTCAGTTAACTGCAACAGGAAATACAACACTAGATGTAATAAACCCATCTATAGGAGAATATACTTTTATTATAGATAATACTGCAGCATTTATTGTTACATTACAAACAGGTAGTATATTTAGAACTAATAACTCTTTACCACCTGTAATATCAGGAGTAACTTTTATGAAAGGGTTTTATGATGGTACTAAAATGTATATTACTTCATTAGAAAATATGGTAAATCTTTAATAAATGGTTCCAGTTAGAAGAAATATAGATACCGATGAATTGATTTTATGGTTAGATCCTTCTAGCCCATTATCATTTATTAAATCAGAGTCTATTAATAGTATAGCACAAGGTAAAAATTTATTTACAGGTACTGTAGATTTTACTAATAATTTTTCTAGTGCTGGGGTTAAACAAGATTGGACTTATGATTTAACAGATATTTCTGCAGATTCTCGTGGATTATTAGGTGTAACCAAAGTTCCTTCAGGAGGAGTAATTGATCCAGCAGGTGGAACAGATACAGTTTTATTACAAGAAGATACTAATACTTCTGAACATCGTTTAAGATTTGATTTAAATGTTGAGGGCATAAATTCTGGACCACCTGAGACAATAACATATTCTTTATATGTTAAAGAATATACATTAGGAGCAGCAAGACAAATAAGAATCTCTCATACAAATACAGGTCCTGATAATGATGGTGTAATATATGATTTTGCTACATCTACATTAACTCAAATAGGTACGGAAGCAGAAGAAGTAGGTGTAATTGATGCAGGAAGTGGTTGGTATAGAATATACTATACTCTTACTTTTAATGGCTTGGCAAGTAATCAAGCTACATGTAGAACATATATTTATCTTACAGATGGATTAGGTAACGTTTCTTATGCAGGAGATGGCTCATCAGGTGTATACATATGGGGTCCACAATGGGAAGAAGGTACATTAAGCAATTATTCACCAAGACCTAGTAATGAAGACTTTAAAGCTTTTCAAAATAGAAAACTTAGTAAAATAAGTCTTTTACTTAATCCCCAAGCTTACACTACTTCTTTTGAAGGTACTAATTTAAGATTTAGCGGTTCTGGTGGTAGTGTAGTTAGTGTAGGTGTAGCTAGAGCACCTTTTAGACCAGATGGTAGTATACTTAGTTTACAGAATCATACAGGTTTTGCATGGGTTAAATTAGATAGATCAAATACACCTATTGGATCTCCGTCTAGTCCAAATCTTTATACAGTATTTGGTAAAATTGGAGGTAGAGATAATAATGGTTTATTTGGAATAGATCCTACAGGAACTCAAATTATATATAAAGCTAGAACTCAACAGACCACAGGTAGTCAATATACATGGGTTCATAATTCTAACACTTTACCAAATTTAGAAAATGAATGGCATTTTATAGCATTTAGCTATGATATTCCATCAAAAACTGCTAGTTTTTATTTAGATGGTCAATTTGTAGGTTCTGAAACTGCACCTTCTGCTAATCCTTTTGTAGGAATGCAAGGTAGTAATGGAGGTATGCAATTGGGTCAATATACATCTGCTAATAATTTATACGGTCAGTTTTGTGGTCTAATGAACATTGTTGGATTTTATAATAAAGCATTAAGTCCAACAGAACATGAAGCATTATATAATGCAACTAAATATAGATTTTATAATTAAAAATTAAAATAAAATGTCAAATAGTATTGGAGATTTAAAAAATGATGGTCTCAAAGGTAATAACTGGCCTTGGCAATATAGAATGCTTAGAGGTCTTCAAGGTATATATGATGAAATTAAAAAACCTTTAACATGTGTTGAAGATAGTATTAAAATATGCGATGGTTTAGGAAATTCATTAAATATAAATGCTAATGGTTCAATAGATGTTAATGTATTAAGTTCTTTACCTTTATCTGTAGAAATTGATCAAGCTAATGATAGTATATTAATTTATGGATATGACTCTGGTGGCATGAGTAATGTTGCAGTTTCAGTTGACGCAAATGGATTTGTTAATACAAATGCAAATGTAGTCTTTCCAGCTTCATTAGATACAAATATTATAGGACCATTAGGTCCACTTACTGCTTGTGCTGATGCAGTAGCTGTTACTTTTTGTGTAGATTCAAATGCAGAATTTATTGATCAAGGTGTAACTTTAGACGGTATTCTAACAGAATTAACAACTGGAACACTTGATGTAAATATTACAAATCCTACATTAGCTGTAACTCAATCTGGAACTTGGACTGTAGATTCAGTACAATCTGGAACATGGGAAGTAGCTTTAGATGCTGCTACATTAGCTGCTTTAGAAACAATTACAGTTCTTCAAGGTACTACACCATGGACTGTGGATGGTACAGTAGCACTTGATGCAGCTACACTTGCTGCACTTGAAACTATTACTGTTAATCAAGGTACTTCTCCATGGGTTATTGGAGATGGTGGAGGATCTATTACAGTAGATGGATCAGTAACTGTAGATGGATCTGTTAGCATTACTGATGGAGTTGAAACACTTGCTATTAATGCAGATGGTTCTATTAATATTACAGATAACGGAGGTTCTATAACAGTTGATGGTACAGTAACTACAGTACCTTCAGGTACACAAGATGTAAATATTGTTTCTACCGTTGCAATACCTGTTACAGATAATGGTGGTTCATTAACAGTAGATGGTGCTGTTACAGCAACAATTGCAGGACCTTTAGGAGAAAGGCCCTGTGAAGAAGGTTTATCTGTTACATTATGTGAAGATCAAAGATCACTGCTTACTAATATTTCTACTAATACTACAGCAATTGTAAGAACACCAAGAATTATTAGATATTCTGCAAATGGTGTGCAGACTATTGCGCCTACTATATATGATTTTTCTGTAGCAAATGTGGGTGCAGCAGATGGACTAGTGTTAGGTGTAACAATTAAACCAGGAGAAACATTAACCTTTTCAGCAGGAGGAATAAACAACACTTATTTAGCAGGATCAGTTACTTATGATGCATTAGGAGTAACAGAATTAATAATTACTTATAACGAATAATAGACATGTCAGTAGATATTAAATTAAGAGAAGTTACCTCATTCGAGAATACATTATATGTTGCAAAAAATGGTAATGACACAACAGGTAGGAGAAATGAACAAGCTTTTCCATTTTTAACAATTGGAGCAGCAATAGCAGCATCATCAGCAGGTGATGCAATTTTAGTTTCTCCAGGAACATATGATGAAGAAGGTCTAGTATTACAAGGAAGAACTTTGATAGGTAAAGCAAGTTGGGAACATACTGTAATAGGTGTTGCATCAGCTTCTGCAACAACCCACATTATTACTTTGGACTCAGATGCTTACATACAAGGATTTGGAATAAATGTTCCTCAAACAGCTTTTGCAGGTATAAATTGTACACAAGCTGGTGGAACAAACTCAATTTACGACATATCTTTTTATGGAGATGGAGCAACAGGTACTTCATTAGGTACTGGTATTATTAGACAAGGTGGAGGTAAAACTATTGGATCTAATATTAGAGTAGAGCGTGGAGGTATAAAAGAAGTATTTAAAAACATAGCAGGTGTTCTTGCTTTAGAAGGAATACACGTACCTCAATCTCTTGGAGATATACAAGACGTATTACTTGTAACAACAGATGATCCAACAGGAGCAGCTCCTACTGTAGCTGGTAGAGCGCAGTTTTTAGGATTTAATTGTGGTAAAGGTGACAATGGCCCTTTTGGAGTAGGTAATGGTGTTTTAAATGTAGTTAGAACAGAAGGAGGAGCTTCAGGAGTTATACCGAATGCATTAGTATTTACAGCAAACTTTTTTAACTCTACAAATGCTGTAGCTGGAAAAGGTCAGTATGAAAGAATAGAAATACTTGGAGGTAGATTTGAAAATATTACTGGATTTTCTGTTACTTTAGATTTAGCAGGTAATGCTCAAGAAACAGTATACAGAATATCTGCTAACCATCAACCTACATATTTATATAGTCCTTTAGCAGCAGCTTTATCAGAATTTTCATTAAACTTTACTCAAGAACAAACTAATTCTTTAACTAGTTCTTATAATATATTTGGAGCAGACCAAGTAGCAATTGGTTTTGCAGAAAGAGGTTCTGATGTAGCTATAGGTAGAGGAGCTCCTTATACTACAGGTATGAAAGTTCTTACTACAGATAATACAGCAGGTCCAGCATCTGATGGAGGTAATTTTATAGATGTTACAGCTGCTGCTGAAAGTAGAGTAGGAAGTACATTTAGTTTTCAAACTAATGTTGCTAATGAAACTATTTTAGTAGGTACTCAAAGAGTTGATATAGTTGGAACACCTTTATTTTTCTATGGTATAGAAAGTTTTATGGATGCTACTAGTTCTCCATTATCTGACATAGTTGCAGAAATATGGGATGGTGCAGCTTGGGTAAATGTTAATTTCCACAGTGTAGCAGAAGATAGAGGATATTCATATGGTAATACTGTATTTTGGAGAGCAAATGTTATTGAGTTAGTGAGATTTAAGGTTGATGAAAATACTACTTGGACAACAAAAACTATTAATGGTATTGCAGCTAGATGGATGAGGTTTAGAATAGTAACTCCAGGAGCATCTAATCCAACTATACAAAGATTTAGACTTATTGAAAGCTCAACTAATATATCTAGAGACGGAGTTCTTTCTAGCTTAGGTCTTTCTATGTTTAGAAAAAATATATCTCTTAACGGACCTATTTGGACAGGTAATATATCTGGACCAAATACATTAGTAGATTTTGAACAAGATATAGGTGTAGGTCCTGTGTATACTCACGCTATTAGATCATCTTTATTTGATGCTTTAGGAGTTAGAGCAACAATTCAACTACCAATACCCGTAGGTACATGTACAGCATTTCCATTAGAATTAAGATTAAATTATGGATTTACAAATGGAGCTGCTACTGCTATAAATGTAGGTACACCTTGTCAAATAACTACTAGAGTTACTATAGTTAAAGCTTCTGGAACTTTAGTAGCTTCTACAGCTGGTGTAATTGTACCTGTTTTAAGACAACAAGTCGATGCTACTGACTTAGCTACCGTAGTTCCAGTTGCTACTACTACAGATTTAATTCCTGAAGGAGCAACAGCTTTAACACCATATAATGATTTAGTTAATAAAATACATAAAGAAATATTAATTGATAATATAGACATATCTGATGCGTATGAAGAAGATATAATATTAATTGAATTAGAGTATACTCAAGATGACGGAACTACAAGTCAAGATATACAACTTTGGTCATTAGAATTATTAGGCGTTGCTCACCAAGATGGTAAGAGTATATGATACAATTTATTACAGTTTACTTATTAAGTTTTACTGTAATATTGTATATTAGTTCTTTAATTATAAATAAAATGGATGATCTTAAAATTTACTTAGTTATCATTTTATATTATTTAACAGGTGTTTTCTGTTTATTGATGATATTTAGTGAAAACATGTATGTAAGATTACTAGGGTTATTTGTGGCTATCTGTCTTATTTATAATTTAACTACCCAAGGAAACAAAGAAGAAAATAAAGAATGACTATAATAGAACATGCTGAAAATATTCATGAGTTACAAATTGATGGAACAAAAACAAAGATAGCAATGCTATCAGACATACATTGGGATAATCCTAAGTGTGATTGGAAACTACTTAAAAAAGATTTAGACTACTGCTTACAGGAATCTATTCCTATAATGATAAATGGAGATATGTTCTGTTTAATGCAAGGTAGAGGAGATGCCAGAAGAAGTAAATCAGCAATACGTCCAGAACATAATAATACAAGATATCTAGATTCAATTGTAGATACAGCAGTTGAATGGTGGTCACCTTATGCACACTTACTTACTGTAATAGGCTACGGAAATCATGAGACAGCTATAATTAAATACCAAGAAACTGATATATTAAAAAGATTTGTAAAACTCCTTAATATAAAAAATGATTCAAAAGTTTATGCTGGAGGATATGGTGGATGGTTTTTAATAAATAATGCAGTGCGTCAAAAACCAAACAATAGACCTGACAGACGAGTATGTAAAATAAAATACTTTCATGGATCTGGAGGAGGTGGTGTAGTCACTAAAGGTGCATTAAACCTTACTAGAGCCTTAGAGATGTATGAAGACTTTGATGTATTTACTATGGGTCACATACATGAAAATGCAGCTAGAAATGATGTAAGAGACGTTTTAGCACTAGGTGCAGGATGTTACAGGCACGTACAAAAACAGCTTCACATGATGCTTACAGGAACATATAAAGAGGAATATGGATCAGGAGCAAAGGGGTGGCATGTAGAAAGAGGTGCTCCAGTTAAACCTACAGGAGGGCGTATTTTAGAGATATCATACAAAAGAGTTAAGACAGAAAAAGAAGATTATTACAATAAACAAGTAGATTCTTATAAGTTTCCACTATAAATACTACGTAATTTTATGTAGATTTAAATAAATTTTGTATATTATATATTATATATTTATTTAAATGAGCAATGGAGGTTTCAAGTTTACAAATTGGTTTTGATGCTTTAGTATCAATCCTGTCAGCTTTAGTGGGTGCATTAACAGTTTGGTTTACATTAAAGAATAAAGTAGCAATTCAACAAATAGTTTTGGAAAATTTACAAAAAGAAATAATTGATTTAAAATCTGAGAAAAAAGATAATAATCAGTTATTGCATAAAAGAATTGATGAGCTTTCTTCTAAAGTAGATAATAACAGAGAAAGAAATGATCAAGCACTTGCGGATATAGTAAAAGAAATGGCAGCTATGGAGCTTAGAATTATCCAAGCCATTAATGGTAAAGAAGATAAATGATAAAACCTTGGATTATAATATTTTGTATAGGGTTATTTTCATGTAGTCCTCAAACTAGATTTAACAGACTTATAGATAAACATCCGTACCTACTAGAAATAGATTCAGTATCATTTATAGATACTGTTAGAGTTGAAGTTCCGAAAGTAGTTCATGATACAATTATAAATGAACACTTTTTTCATGAAATTACTAGAGATACTTTAATACTGCAAAAAGAAAGACTGACTGTAAAGATATTTCATGATACAATTCAAAAGAATGTATTTATACATGGAGAGTGTGATACAGTAACAGTAGAAAAAGTTATAGAAAGAACAATACCTGTAAAGTATTATGAAAAAACTCCATTTTGGAAAAAGACTATAAATTGGTTAGTTCTTATTGCTTTAATATATGGAGCATATAGATTATTTAAATTTATAATAGCAGAAAAAATAAAAAAAAAGTCATGAAAGAATTTTTTAAACAACTTCTAAGTGATGAGTCAGGTAATTACTCATCTAAAAGATTAGGTGGTTTACTTTGTGTATTAGCATTAGTAACTTCATTAATTGCAAATACATTTACTCATAATGATATCAGACCAGCAGAATATCTTGTAGATGCTGTAGCATTATTTGCATTTGGTGCATTAGGACTTACATCTATTGATAAGTTTACAAAAAGTAGAAAAAAATGATTCTTAGAAAAGGCAGTAAAGGTAAAGAAGTAAAAGAACTTCAAAAGTTTTTAGGACTAACTGCTGATGGTATATTTGGATCTATAACAGAAAGAGCTGTACAAGAATACCAAAGAGCACATGAACTTGTTGCTGACGGTATAGTAGGACCAAATACTTTAAACTCTATGGGTTTTTTAAGTACAGACTTATCTGAGAAATTTACCGAAAATGGTGAACTTAATCTAATTGAACATTATATGCCTATAGGTACTTATTTTAAAGGACCTGTTCCAAAAGAATGGATATTTTTACACCATACTGCAGGATGGGATAATCCTTATCAAGTAGCTGATATGTGGGCTAGAGATAAAAGAGGTAATGTAGCTACTGAATTTATATTAGGTGGACAAAATGTAAAAAACGGTACTGATAAATATGATGGTGATCTAGTTCAAGCATTTCCAGAAGGTGGATATGGCTGGCATACAGGAACAGGTAATTCTAGAATGCATAGAAACTCTGTTGCTATAGAAGTATGTAATATGGGTTATATTGAAAATGGTAAAACTTATGTAGGAACTATTGCAGATCCTTCACAAGTTGTTAAACTAGCAAAACCTTTTAAAGGTCATCAATACTGGCATAGATATTCTGATAAGCAGATTGAAGTACTTAAAAAATGGATATTGCATATAGCAAATAAATACTCAATAGATCCTAGAGTAGGATTAGTAGAATGGGTAAAAGAAAAAGGTGCTGATGGATTTGAGGTATTAGATTTAGATAAAGCAAATAAAACTCCTGGGTTATATACTCATAGTAATGTAGTAAGCTGGAAGTCTGATATGTTCCCTCAGCAAGAGTTAATAGATATGTTATTAAGTTTATAGTTATGAAAAAAAATAAAGTAAACGCAGAAAAAGTATTAAGACAATTTAGAGAAAGTAGATATAATATGTCTGAACCTAAGCAATCTCTTCCTAAGGCTCAACTTGGATTGTTTGGAAAGAAGAAAGATGCACATTGTGTACAAAAATATAGTGGTCCTACTAAATATAGTAAAGGTTGTGAAAGTATACAAGAAGGTTTAGAACCAGGCGGTAGATTATTAAGTAAAAGACAAATGCGTAAACTAAATCAACCAACTAATGTTGGTAAGGCTATTTCTAATACTTTAGATCAAGGTGTTGATTGGGTACAAGATAAATGGAGATATGGAAACAATCTTGTTAAAGCTGGTATGATAGCTGCTCCTGCTGCTGCTGCTACTGCTGCTCAATTAATATATAATCAAATACAGAAAGCTAAAGAAAGAAGAGGAGGATAGTTACTCTTATCTAATATATAGAAATCCAGGTATGTAGTATATCTGGATTTTTTGTTTAAATATTTCTAGTTTAAACTTTTTTGGTATATTTGTTATTAATCTTAAATAATATTTATTATGAAAAAAATGTTTAGTAAAGTTAAAAGCTTTTTTACAAAAAAATCAACACTAATTGGTATAGGAGTATTAGTGGGTTTGATTTATTTAGTTGCTCCTAATAACAGTGTAGGTGATTGGAGAAAAGGAAGTTCAGCTTCATTGCAAGCTACAATTTCATTAGATGCAGCTGCATTTAGAAACAGTAATTTAGATGATTCTATTCATGTATGGAAAAGTTCTGATTATGAGCAGTGTATTAAAGATGTAGTAATTAATCCAAGTTGGTGTACCTTAAATCATGATGTAATTACTACATGTAGTACAACATCTAGCGGAGCATGCTGGTGTGGAATGAACTCAAATTATGAAATTAAATTTACAAACAGTAAAGGTGAATCAGTTGGTTATGTTAAATTTCATGAACCATATGCAACACACTTTGAGGTTAAAGAAATACATTCAGATAATGGATATCTAGTATCAGTTAAAACAATTAGTACTGCAGATAGACATTCTAATTTTGATGTAACTATATCTATACTTTAATAATTAATAACTAAAATAAAAAAAATGGAAAACCAACAAGAATTATCACCAGAAGAATTAGCAGAAAGAAAAGAAGAAATGCTAAAATTCTATACAGAATCAATGCCTTACTTAAAAGCTCAGTATGAGTATGAAAAAGCTCTTTCTGAAATAGATGAAATAAGATTTAAAAGAGCTCAAATTCAAATGCAATTTGGTATGATGATGAGCGAACCTGAAGAAGAACCACAACAAGAAGCTCCTAAAGCTCCTAAAAAGAGAGTCTTGAGAAAAGAAGAGGCATAATGGCTGTAGTTAAACAGGTTCAGAAAAAAGTTGTAATGTCTAAAAAAGACATTATTAAGTTTCAATTACTCACTCACTGTTATATAAACAAAATAACAGTGAGTGATTCTGATCTTGAATGTTTAACATTACTAAGTACAGTAGGTCCTATAGAGCTTACTTATTTTTGTTATGATGCATCTGAGGAGCATAAGATTTTTAAATCTCAACAAACTGTGAGAAATTGTATTAATAAATGCATTAAAAATAATCTTATTAAAAAAGACGCAAAAAATAAAAAGTTAGTTTCTATAGATGATAATATTAAGATAGAAACAAATGGTACTATTTTCTTAGATTATAAATTTCTAGGTAAATGAAACCAAAAAAGGCTAGATTATTATATGAAGAAATATCTGGAAGAAACAATCAACCTAAACAACTAGTAGAAGATCTTATTGATTTTTATTATAAAAATGTAAGAACTCTGCTAACAGAATTATATCACCCAAGAATTAATATAACAGGTTTAGGTGTATTTGCAGCTAGAGAGTATGCCATTAGTAAAGCAATTCCCAGATTTGAAAAGTATTTAGTAAATCATGATACATCAACTTATTCAGCATACTATAATAAGAAGATGTTGGAAGAAAAGATTGAATTTTTATATTCTATAAAAGAACAAATAGAATCTGAAAAGCTTAGAAAACAAGAATTTTTAAAAGAAAAAAATGGATCTAAAAAAGATTTGGAAAAATAGAAAACAGATTTACGAAGGTATTAAGAATGCTACAATTAGAGATGAATTTGTAGAATCAGTATCTGCTAAAAGAATGGTTATTTGCAATGAATGTCCTAGCAAAGGTAACAAGTGTGAAGTTCCAGGAACAGGACCTTGCTGCAATGAATGCGGATGTTCATTAGCTTTTAAAACTAGAGCACTATCTGCAGATTGTCCATTAGGAGAATGGAAAGCTTTAATGAGTGAAAAAGATGAAGATAAATTAGGTGAATTATGAGCATTATATTTAAAGAAGAAGATCACAGTTACACAAGTTCAAATGGCGAAGGTATAGAATGGATTAGTGTTACATCTTTAACATCTTATTTTAAAGAGCCTTTTGATGCTAAAAAGGTGGCAGAAAAAGTAAGCAAAAGAAAGAACTCTAAATGGTATGGAATGAAACCTAAGCAAATTCAGGAAATATGGAAACAAGAATCTGAAAGAGCTATGTCATTAGGTACATTTTATCACAATCAAAGAGAAGCTGATTTATGTTCATTTGCATCAATAGAAAGAGATGGTATGACAGTACCTGTGTTTAGTCCTATATTCAAAGATCAAGGTGTAAAAATAGCTCCAGAACAAAAGCTTGAACCAGGAGTTTATCCTGAACATATGGTATACCTTAAATCTGCAGGAATATGCGGACAGTCAGATTTAGTAGAAGTTGTAAATGGTAAAGTATCAATTGTTGATTACAAAACTAATAAGGAGATTAAAATGCAATCATATAAAGATTGGGAAGGAATATCACAAAAAATGAAGTTTCCTGTATCTCATTTAGATGACTGTAATTTTAACCACTATGCCTTACAGCTCAGCATTTATATGTATATTATATTAAAGCACAATCCCAAACTCAGACCAGGAAACATGTTTATATACCATGTTCAGTTTGAAGTAGAGGGTAAAGATGAGTATGATTATCCTATAACAAAATACACAGATAAAGGAGATCCTATTGTGCAAGATGTAGTGCAGATACCTGTACCTTATTTAAAGGATGAAGTGATCTCAATAATACATTATTTAAAGGATAATAAAGATAAAATGAAAAGTAAATGATTGTAAAACTATTTGACATACAAAACGGCAAAGTAATACCAACAGAGCATTGTTATACATTAAAGTCTTTAAAGGACATAATGGAGAATCATCCTGATGATTATCTTAAGATATACCAGTATCTATTTTACATGACATGTCCTAATCCAGATATGAATCCATTCTTTCATACACCAGAACATGAAAAAGAAGATTTAATACTAAAAGAAGTAGAAGCAGAGTTTAGTAGTGAGGATGATGATGTATATGCAGCATTAAAGTTTTGTGAAAGAATGTATGAGACTCCAACTTCAAGAGCATACAAAGGTATTGCAGCTATGTTAGATAGATTAGGTAGATATATGCAGACTACACCAATAGAACATGGAAGAGATGGTAACATAAACTCTTTAGTAAATGCTGCAGCCAAGTATCAACAAATTAGAGAATCATTTAAAGGTGCTTATAAAGATCTTCAAGAAGAACAACAAAGTAATGTAAGAGGTGGTATTGGATTAGGTTATGATCAAGGATAGTGCAATATATGAGAATATACCTACTTGGGATAATGGAACCTGGACTACTACTGACTTTGAATCTAGAGAAGAATTTGCTACATACCTAAGAAATATATTTAAAGAACCTGGTCAGTATGGTTTTGATGAAACTACAAAAGAGTTTAATTATCAAGCCGTCAAATTTAATGAACAAGGTTTTTATTGTAATGCTCCTTTTAAATCAAGAGACTTTATTGCATATTGGGATCATGAGAAACTTAAATGCAGAAAAGGAGTAATATTTAAATCAAAAGACAAAGTTTGGTATATTGCTAGAGACTACTATATGTGGTTAAATTTCTTACCAATCTTTAATAAAGAAATACAACAATTTGGTTTTGCAGATATACGTGATGCACAATATCATATGGCATTATATGAGTTTCTTGCAGAGTTAAATTATAAACATGTTGCTATACTTAAAAAACGTCAGATAGCATCCTCTTATTATCACATGGCCAAACTAATAAATCAGCAGTGGTTTGAAGCAGGTGTTACATTAAAGATAGGAGCCAGTCTTAAAGATTATATTAATGAGAAAGGATCTTGGAAATTCTTAGATGAATATGCAGCATTCCTAAATGAACACACTGCTTGGTATAGACCTATGAATCCAAATAAGGTAATGATGTGGCAGCAGAAGATAGAAGTAAGAAAAGGAGATAGAAAAACTGAAGTAGGTCTTAAAGGTACTATACAAGGTATGTCATTTGAGAAAGATCCAACAAATGGTGTTGGTGGTCCAGTGAAGTACTTCTTTCATGAAGAAGCAGGAATTGCACCTAAGATGGATAAGACATATGAGTATATGAGACCTGCAATGAGATCAGGACTTACTACTACAGGAATGTTTATAGCTGCAGGATCTGTGGGTGACTTATCACAGTGTAATCCTCTTAAGGATATGATAATGAATCCTACATCTAAAGATGTATATGCTGTAGAAACTAATTTAATAGACAATAAAGGTACAGAAGGTTTATCAGGTTTATTTATTCCTGAACAATGGTCCATGCCTCCACACATAGATGAGTATGGAAACTCAAATGTAAAAGAAGCTTTAGAAGCTTTAGAGAATCAATTTGAAGAATGGAAAAGAGAACTAGCTCCAGAAGATTATCAGTTAAGGATATCTCAGCACCCAAGAAATATTAAAGAAGCATTTGATCACAGATCTGTATCAGTATTTCCAACACATTTATTATCAGCTCAAGCAAGAAGAATAGAAGAAAAAGAATATGCTTATGAGTTCTTAGATATATTTACAGATGCTGAAGGCAAACCTCAGGTTATGAAAAGTAACAGACAGCCTATAAAAGAGTTTCCTATAAATAAAAAAACTGAAGATAAAACAGGATGTCTTGTAGTTTGGGAAAGACCTAACAAAGAAAAGCCAGATTTTGGAACATATTATGCATCTATTGACCCTGTATCAGAAGGTAAAACTACAACATCAGAATCTTTATGTTCTATTTATGTAATGAAAAACTCAGTAGAGGTGACCAAGATTACTGGAACTGAAACAGAAACTTATATAGAACAAAGTAAAATAGTAGCAGCTTGGTGTGGAAGATTTGATGATATAAAACAAACTCATCAAAGATTAGAACTTATAATAGAATGGTATAATGCCTGGACAGTAATTGAAAACAACATATCTTTATTTATCAATTACATGATCCATAGAAAGAAACAAAGATATCTTGTACCTAAAAGTCAAATCATGTTTCTAAAAGATCTAGGAGCAAATGCTAACGTTTTCCAGGAGTATGGTTGGAAGAACACGGGTACATTATTTAAATCACACTTATTAAGTTACGGAATAGAATATGTAAGAGAAGAACTAGATCAAGAAACAAAAGAAGATGGTACAGTAGTTAGAACAACTTATGGAGTAGAAAGAATTCCTGATCCTATGCTAATTAAGGAAATGCAAGAATATGCTGATGGAGTTAACGTGGATAGACTGGTATCATTTGTAGCTTTAGTTTCTTTTATGAGAATACAAGAATCTAATAGAGGATATACTAAACAAACTATACGTGATGATGCAGCTAAAAACTTGCAAAAGTCAGAAAATTTGTTTAAATTAAATAGTAGTCCGTTTAGACATATGGGTAGAAAAAGAAAGACTGTAAATGGCAAATCAATAAAAAGATCTGCATTTAAAAATATTAAATAGAAACTATGCAAGTATATAATGCACTTCAGTTAAAAAAAGGAGCAAAAGTTGAAAGGAATAGAATGGGTTCTATTACCCAACCTCTTCAATTTTTACCAGAGAAAAAGAAAAATGAAGAATGGGCAGCTTGGAACTTAGATTGGTTAGAATGGGAAGGTCTAAAACAATTGAGAAGAAATGCTAGAAAACTAACAAAGAATTATAAACTTGCAAAAGGTATAATTGATAGATCTGATTACATTGTAGAAGAAGATAATGAGTATGCTGACATAGTAGATATGCTAGCAAACAGAAATGAAGATACAGCTTTAGAACTTAAATTCTATCCTATTATTCCAAATGTGGTAAATGTACTTACTGCAGAATTTGCCAAAAGATCAACTAAATTAACTTATAGAGCTGTAGATAATGTTTCTTACAATGAACTCTTAGAAGAAAAGAGAGTTATGGTTGAAGAAGCCCTTATGGCAGATGCTGAAGAAAAACTTATTGCAGCATTTGTAGAACAAGGTTTAGATCCAAGTTCTGAAGAAGCTCAAAAACAACTAAGTCCTGATAATATAAAATCATTGCCAGAAATAGAATCTTTCTTTAAAAAAGATTATAGATCTATGATAGAGCAATGGGCTAGTCATCAACATGCAGTAGATACAGAAAGATTTAATTTAGATGAACTAGAAGAAAGAGGATTTAGGGACATGCTTGTTGCTGATAGAGAATTCTGGCATTTCCGCATGATGGAAAATGACTATGAAGTAGAACTTTGGAATCCTATTCTTACCTTTTACCATAAGTCTCCTCAAGCAAGATATATATCTCAATCTAATTGGGTAGGTAAAACAGATATGCTAACACCTTCTGATGTAATTGATCAGTATGGTTATTTAATGACAGAAGAACAGTTAGAAACATTAGAGGCTACTTATCCTATTCAGTCTGCAGGATATTCTATTGGAGGATATCAAAATGATGGAACTTTTTATGATGCTACTAAGTCACATGCTTGGAATACAGAAATGCCTTCATTAGCAATGAGACAGTATACTACTGAATTAGCTAACATGCAAGGATATGATGGAGATGTAGTAAATCAAATACTAGCACAAAGTGAGGGATATACAGCTAATCTTTATGATTCTAATTTTTTAATTAGAGTTACTACAGCATATTGGAAATCCCAAAGAAAACTTGGGCATCTTACAAAGATTGATGAAACTGGTAATGTAACTACTGAAATAGTTACAGAAGACTATAAAGTAATGGACAAACCTATTTATGACAATAGGTTATTTAAAAATAAAAATAAGGACAATCTATTATTTGGAGAACATATTGATTGGATATGGATAAACCAAGTATGGGGTGGAGTTAAGATAGGACCAAATCTTCCTAGCTATTATGGCATGGATATATCTAATGGTTTTTCTCCTATATATTTAGGTATTGATAGATCAACAGTTGGACCTCTTAAATTCCAGTTTAAAGGTGATGATAATCTATATGGTTGCAAACTTCCTGTAGAAGGTGCTGTATTCTCTGATAGAAATACTAAGTCAACTGCATTAATAGATTTAATGAAACCTTACCAGATTGGATATAATTTAGTAAATAATCAGATAGCTGATATCTTAGTAGATGAACTAGGTACTGTAATTATGTTAGATCAAAATACATTACCTAAGCACTCTCTAGGAGAAGATTGGGGTAAAGGAAACCTAGCTAAAGCTTATGTAGCTATGAAAGATTTCCAAATGTTGCCGCTTGACACATCTATTACAAATACAGAGAATGCATTAAACTTCCAGCATTTCCAAAAATTAGATCTAGAACAGACTAATAGACTAATGTCTAGAATACAGTTGTCTAATTATTTTAAACAACAAGCATATGAGGTAATTGGTGTTAATCCACAAAGAATGGGTCAGCAGTTATCCCAAATGACAGCTACAGGTGTAGAACAAGCTTCTAGCGCATCATATGCACAAACAGAAATGTACTTTATACAACACTCTGACTATTTAATGCCTAGAGTACATCAAATGAGAACAGACCTAGCACAGTTCTATCATAGTACTAATCCTTCTAAAAGATTAACATATTTAACATCTAAAGAAGAAAAAGTAAACTTTGAAATAAATGGTACTGATATGTTAATGAGAGAACTTAATATATTCTGTACTACTACTGCAAATGGTAGAGCTGTATTAGAACAATTGAAACAATTAGCAATGAGTAACAATACTAGTGGTGCTAGTATATACGATCTTGGTAGAATTATTCAATCTGACTCTGTTGCAGAATTATCTCATGTTCTTAAGGATAGTCAAGAAAAACAAGAAAAGCAAAGACAAGAAGAAATGCAGCAACAGCAGCAAATGCAACAACAGCAATTACAGCAGCAACAACAAATGCAGCAGGATAAGCTTAGTGCAGAAGCTCAAGAAGCAGAAAAAGAAAGACAAAAAGATATTCTTGTTGCAGAAATTAGAGCTGCGGGATATGGTTCTATGGTTGATCTTAATCAAAATCAAATGTCTGACTATAGAGATGCTATGCAAGAGATTAGAAAAAGTGAGCAGTATGCACAGCAAACTAGTATGCAAAGACAAAAGTTAAGTGATGATATGGTTAAGCATTCTCAAAAAATGACTATAGAAGAGCAAAAGATACAAGCTCAAAAAGAAATAGCAGACAAGCAACTTCAAATAGCTAGAGAAAATAAGAACAAATATGATGTTAAACCATCACAAAGAGATAAGAAAAAATAACTTAGCTATATAATGCAAAAAATTAAATATTTTTTTTAAGCATATTTTAAATTTTTAATATTTATTTAGTATATTAAAGTAATAACCAACAAAAAATAAAAGATGAGTGAAGAACTAAACGAGGAAACTCAAGTACAAGATTCTACAACGGTAGAAGAAGTAGATTTAAATATTGATGAAATCTTTGGAAATGTAGGTGCAGAAAATGTAATGTTACCTACAGAAGAAGAGGAAGAAAAGCCTAAATCAATTTTTTCTAAAAAGAAAGAATTTGATACATCGTTCATTGACAAGACTGAAACTAAAACTGAAACTAAACAAGTTGAGGGATTATCAGATCAAGAAAAGATTGATTCAACACCTGACTCTGTAGTAGAAGAAGCACTATCTGAATTAGATGATGCTATTACTGCAGAAGAAGAAGGAGAGAGCAGAACAGGTAGACCTAGAATGGAAAAAAGTGGTCTAGTAGATCTAGCTCAAAAAATGATTGATGAAGGAACTCTTTTTGGATTTGATGATGACAAACCTTTGGATGAGTATACTACTAAAGACTTTAGAGAACTGTTTGAAGCTAACTTCCAAGAGAGAGAAGCTCAGATAAGAGAAAATACTCCTAAAGAATTCTTTAATTCTCTTCCTCAAGAACTTCAAGTAGCAGCTAAATATGTAGCTGATGGTGGTCAAGATCTTAAAGGATTATTCAGAACTCTTTCACAAGTTGAAGAAGTTTTTGAGTTAGATCCTAATAATGAAAATCACCAAGCTGAGATTGCAAGACAATATCTAACTGCTACAAACTTTGGAACTCCTGAAGAAATAGAACAAGAAATTCAAGATTGGGCTGACATTGAAAAGCTAGGACAAAAAGCTAAACAATTTAAACCAAAACTTGATAGAATGCAAGAAAGCATTGTCTCTAAAAGATTAGCTGAACAAGAGCAAAAGAAAGCTCAACAAGAACAAGCAGCTAGACAATACATGGATAATGTATATAATACTCTTTCAGAAGGTACATTAGGAGATCTTAAACTAGATAGAAAGATTCAAAATCATTTATACTCTGGTTTAGTTCAACCAAGTTATCCTTCTATTTCAGGTAAGCCTACTAACTTATTAGGTCACTTACTTGAAAAATATCAGTTTGTAGAACCAAGACATGATCTTATTGCAGAAGCTTTGTGGTTGCTTTCTGATCCTGATGGATATAAACAAAAAGTGAAAAGTCTTGGAGGCCAAGAAGCTGTAGAAGATACAGTAAGAAAACTTAAAACGGCTCAGTCCAAGAAGATTAGTTCTTCTTCTCCAGAAGCATCTCAAGGTGATTCTAGAGGTAGAAGTTCTAGAACACAAAAAACCACATTAAAAAGAACAAATAATTTGTTCAAAAGATTTTAAATTAGTAAACAATAAAAACAAAATAGAAAATGGCAACTCCAGTTTTAAACAATGGTATCTTTCTACGGGATACAGCGTACAACGCAAGCTCACACGTAGACTCTTACCACTTGGTTAACATGTTAAAGGATGCAGAACCAATGGACCTTGGTCCAGTAGATCTTTGGGCTATGGCTCAAAAGGTGGAAATGCCCCTTTATCAAATGTCTAGCTTTGGTGGTAAAAATGTAATTGAAGTAGATAATGCTCGTGGAGAGTACAAGTGGCAAACACCTGTATCTAGAGATCTTCCTTATATTATTGAGGATATTGATCCATCTTTAGGTGATACAAGAGGTGCTGATGGTAACACTTTCCGCATTAAGTTAAGCTGCAGAGAATTTGGACATGGTGATATCATTACCTATGACAAATACAATGGTGCTGAACTTTATGTTACTGATGAGGATATTCTTCCTGTAGGTGATGGGTTTATCTATACAGTGCAGATGGTTAATAATAACAATACTGCAACTTTTGATTCACGTTTCTTAGCTAATGGAACTAAGTACTTTAGAAAAGGTTCTGCTAGAGGAGAATACGGTGAAAGATTTTCTGATATTACAACTGGAACTGGTTTCCGTGAATTCTACAACTATGTAGGAGGTGCTGAAGCTCATGTTCATTACTCTATCTCTTCTCGTGCAGACTTGATGATCAAAGGAGGAATGAATGCAGATGGTACAGTTCCTGTAACTGAGATCTGGAGAGCATCAGGAGATGCTATGAATCCTTCTGTAGCTTCATTAGAAGATATGGTTAAAGTAATGGGTAAAGATAAAGTAAAGAGAGCTTTTGATAACGGTGATCTTTCTAGATCTTTCCTTACTCAAATGGAAGCTGCTCACTTGACTAAGATTGCTAATGACATTGAGTCTTACCTAATGTGGGGACAAGGTGGTAGAGTTAGACAAGATGGTCCAGATGATTTAAGACTTTCTGTAGGTCTTTGGCAACAGCTTGACAACTCTTTCAAAAGAGTATACAACAAAAATAACTTTAACTTAGACTTATTTAGATCTGAAATCTATAACTTCTTTAATGGTAAAGTTGAGTTTAAAGGACCAGATCCACAAAGACAGTTGATTGTTCAAACTGGTATGGGTGGTATGAGAATGGTAAACGAAGCTATTAAAAGAGAAGCTGTAGCATCAGGTCTTGTAATTCAAGCTGCTGATATAGGTGCAATCACTGGTCAAGGAATGGACTTGAACTTTGGATTTGCTTATACTAGCTACGTTATTCCTTTCCTTGCTAATGTTAAGTTTGTACTTAACCCAGCATTTGATAACGTTAATACAAATGATATTGAGAACCCAATCATTGATGGATTCCCATTATCTTCTTACTCATTCATTATCTTTGACATCACTGATAATACTAATGATAACATCTTCTTGTTGAAGTTATCTTGGGATAATCAATTGAAGTGGTGGTATCAAAATGGTACTATGGACTATATGGGTCGTAGCCAAGGATTCCAGTCTTCTGGACAATTTAATGGATACCGAGTAATGATGTCTCAAACAATGCCTGCAATTTGGGTTAAAGATCCAACTAAGGTATTGAAGATTGTTATGAGAAACCCAGTTACTGGCGGATCATTCTAATCCATACAATAAACTCATAAAAGGGGGAGGGAAAGTCCTCTCCCTTTTTTTTTAATAACCAACAAAAATAAAATCAAAACCAATGGAAAAAGAAAACTTTACAATGGTGGAAACACCAGTAATGAACAGACAGTCTAAAATTAGTATTAGACCTTACTTCGATGCAAGAAGAGAAAATATGGGTCTTGAAAATTATGGACTAAGCTTATTTGATGGAATTAAACATCAAGAGCAATTAGCTTGTCTAGAGATTAATGGAATCAATAGATATCTTACAGGATTAAATGAATTTGCTCCTGAAATTAAAAAGTTATCTAATGAAGCTAGAGAAGCTAAAGTAAAGCAGATCAGAACAGCAGTAGCTGATTTAGAAGCAGAATTAGCTTCTAATATTATAGATCCAGAAGATAAAGACTTTTGGAATAAGGTTAAGTTACTAAAGCCTGATAATGCTGCCTTCTGGAATAAGATTGATATTAAAGTAGGAAACGAGCCTATCTTTTTAAATATGAATGATCCTTATGACAGAATTAAATTATATGCAATTGAAGCAGGAGGTTTCTCTTTAATTGCAAAGAGTTATGATGATGCAAAAGCAAAACCAAAAGCTCCTAAGTTTTATTTAGATAAAGAAGAAGTTACTGTATCTAGTAGAACTGAGTACAAAAAACTTAGAAACAAAGCACTATCAGAACTACAAAAATTGTTTGATAAAAATAGTACTAAACTATTCTATGTAGCAAAAGTTGTAGATGCTAGTAGTACACAATATAAAAAGTCCACTCCTTTGGATATTCTATATGAAAATATGGATATGCATATTCATGGGGATGGCGCAGAAAGTAACATGGAAAGAGCTGTTAAATCATTTATAGAAGCTGTTGATTGTGATATGGAAACATTGAAGATCAGAAGTATTGTAAAAGATTCAGCATTCTTTAAATATATTGTTACTAAAAGTGATGGACATATTTATCATAATAAGAAGAATGTTCTACTTGGAAGAAATGTTTCTGATGTAGTAGAATATTTGAAGAATCCTCTTAATGAAGATATCTTAGATGATTTAACTAAGTCCTGCGAAACATATTGGAGAAGTTAAATTAAAAAAATAGAAATTATGGCAAGATGTATGAAATGTGGTGGAAATCACAACTATCAAAAAGGAGGATCATCATTTCCTGATCTTACAGGGGATGGTAAAGTAACTTACGCTGATATTTTAAAAGGCAGAGGTGCATTTAAAAGAAATGGCGGATCAAGTTTAGAAACTGGTATGATGAAGTATGGAGGATCTTGCGGTAAAAAAATGAAGTATAATAGAACAAATAAATCTTTTTAATCATGGCAAATAATAAAATGATGTACAGTAAAGGCGGACCTGCCAAAATGAAAATGGGTGGTAAAGTAATGCCAATGTATACAAACAATCCTAATTCTATTCAAGGAAGAATACTTATGAATGGTGGTATGGTAAATTCAGCTATGTCTGCTGGAGTACTAAAAGGTGATAAAATGATGAAAGGTGGAGAATATAGAAGAGGGGGAGTTATGAAAACCATGAAGAAGAGTTCTTATAAATGATAAAAATAACTAACATGAATAAGAAAGAAATGAGGCAGTTTGAAATACAATCTGCAATGAGTACTTTAAGGAGAGCTGAAGAAATAAAAAAAGATTCTAAGTTAATGGCTGATGTAAAAAAAGCTGCTATGGAAGAAGTTAAAAATCTTCAATCTTTAGCTGGAGGTTCCTCAACTCCAGCTAAAAGAACTCTACCAAGAAGAAGAACTCTTAAACGTAAATAAATTTTAAAGTTATGGCTTATAAAAAACAAGATGGTCCTATAAAAGATCTTATAAAACAATATAGAGAAACTGTTCCTACTGTTACTAAAGCAATTTTTGCAGCAGGTGCAGATGCTTTAGGAAATACGGTTCTTAACAAGTCTATACAAAATATTAGACAAATTAATAAGATTAGAAAAGCTAATCCAGGTATGAGTTTTAAAGAGGCTAGAGAAGAAAAACAGAAAAAAGAAAACAATCCTTTGGGTGAAAACAAAATGGGTGGTTCTTGGACTAGATCATCTAGAATGACAAAATAATAAGTTATGCCTAATACTACAAATCCTACAAAAGTTTTAAAGTTCTTTAGAGATGCTAATCTAGAAAGAATGAAAAAAGGTGGAACTAAAAAAGATGCTTGTTATCATAAGGCTAAAGTTAAATATGCAGTTTTTCCTTCAGCTTATGCTAGTGGATATATTGCAAAATGTAGAAAACGTAGAGGAAAAATTAAGTAATGGCAGTTAGAAAAACAGCTAAAGGTCTTGCACTTAAAAGGTGGTTTAAAGAAGAATGGAAGGATGAAAAAGGAAATCCTTGTGGTTCTGACAAAAATAAAAAAACTAAAAAGTGTAGACCAACTAAAAAGGTTTCAAAAAAGACTCCTAGAACTTGGGGGTCTTTATCTAAATCTCAAAAGGCTGCTGCTGTTAGAGAAAAGAAACAAGTAGGTATGGGTAGAAGAACAAGTTCAATCAAAAAAAGAAAAAAATAAATGGCAACGACTAAAAAATTTAAAGCTCATCCAATGTACAGTAAGTCAGGTAAAATGATCATGGCTAAAAGTATGAAGGATCATTTAAGTTTGAAAGCAAAAGGTTATTCTCATACTAAACCTAAAAAGAAAAAGTAATGGCTACTGCTAAGAAAAAAAGTCCTGCTTGGACTAGGAAAGAAGGTAAAAGTAAATCTGGTGGTTTAAATGCTAAAGGAAGAGCCTCTTATAGAAAAGCTAATCCTGGTAGTAAATTAGCAGCACCAGTTACTGAAAAAGATCCTAAAGGTAAAAGAGCTAAAAGAAAGAAATCTTTTTGTGCTAGAATGAAAGGCATGAAGAAAAAAATGACAGGATCTAAAAAAGCAAATGATCCTAACTCAAGAATTAACAAGTCTCTTAGAAAGTGGAATTGTTAATTTTTTTGTATATTATAATATATGAACAAATTTTATAAAGAACCAGAAGAAGAAACTGATCAAATTTTTATCTACTGGGAATATTAAAAAATGGCAACCAAGAAATTAAATATTAAAAAGGCAATTAAGAAACCAGGTTCTCTTACAGCAACAGCAAAGAGACAAGGTGGATATGATACCAAAAATAAAAGAATTAAAAAATCTTGGTTAAGAGAAAAAGCAAAAGGTTCAGGCAAAACTGCTCAACGTGCAAGGTTTGCAATTACATTAGGTAAACTAAGAAAAAAGAAATAAAATGAAAAATAAGAAAATACACCCTGTAGAATTTTTTAATAATAATAGAGCTATGGCAAAAGCTAAAGCTATAAAGGAAATGAAAAAATTTAAAAAGAGTTTAGTTAAAGCTCAAGAAGGAATTAGTACAGATAGTACAAAGATTTATAATCAATGGGCTAAAGAAGATGCTATTTTGTCTAAAGAGTTTGAAAATAAAGGTGATAAAAAAGGTGCTAATATGGCTATGGATGTTATGATGTATCACCTAGATGCTGCCGATAGACAAAAAAATAAAGGTAAAGCAGGTTTTGATAAATATGGATTTCCGCTTTCCAAAAAGAAAAACTGGTGGGATAAATACTAATAAAAGAAGTAAGACATGCTTAATAGTACAATTGTTATAAAGCTGAAACAAAGATTAAATAAACTTGATAGTCAAGACTATGATAATATAGAATGCTGGCAAGTTGTTGAAGCTTTTAATAAAGCACAAGTAGAATGGTGTAGAAGACAATTGCACGGGCTTAATGTTGTACAAGAAGGTGATGAACAATCTACTAGAAGAAAAGATGACCTTCAAACTTTGTTAACTACGGAACAAATAAATGTAACAGATAAAAAGTATTACTTCTTTGGTGCTATTCCAGAAGACTATTTACAATGGAAGAGAGTTGATGTATTAGCTTGTAAAGACTGTTGTGAAGATAGAAGAATGACTGTATACTTAGCAGAAGAAGGTAACTTAAATCAATTACTCAGAGACAAATCAAAAAAACCAAGCTTTGAATGGGCAGAAACATTTGCTACCTTAATTGATGATAAAGTACATATTTATACTAATGATGAATTTGAAATTGGAGAAGCTAGTCTAATATATTATAGACAACCAAGAAAGATACAAATTCAGGGATGTGTTGATCCATATACAGAAGTTCAATCATTAGTAGAAGTAGAGTCTGAATTTAAAGATGATATTATAGAACTAATAATAGATGAAGCAGTAAGTATAATTGGAGGAGATATAGAAGCTCCTGTACAATATCCAAGAGGTACACAAGGTGCTGAAAGAAACAACTAATTATGGAAACAAGATCTAGACTTTTAAAAAGAAATCCAGAAACTACTAAAACTATTAGTAGACCAAGAGAAGAAGTAAAAGCTGAACCAACTAAAGATACAGGAGTTGGTGGAAGTTCATTAGATAACATGGTATCATCATGTGTATCTGAGCTTATGAATGCTGCAACTAGCTTTCATAAACTACATTTAAAAGTTAAAGGTGAAGGTTCTTATGCAGCGCATAAAGCTTTAAATGAATTATATGATGCTCTACCAGGTCATGCAGATACACTTGCAGAAGGATATCAAGGAGTAGCAGAAAAGATTTTAGGTTACAAAGAAGTAAGTTGTAGAACATTAGATACAGTATCAGATGGTGTTTCTTACTTAAGAGACTTATATGGAATGGTTAATAAACTACAAGGTATGTTACCATATTCTGAAATAGTAAACAATTTAGATCTAGTAAAAGATATAATTAATTCTACTAAGTATAAATTACTTTTCTTGAAATAATTTGATTATTTAAAAAAATTTAGTATATTATATATATATTTATTTATAAACTTTAAACAAAAGAAAAATGGCTTATTTTAATCACGCTTTTAGAAAGACATTTGTAATGTCTGACTATGTGGCTCCAGCAAGTGCTACCACTACAGGAGCTTTAACAGCAGGACAGTTGTCGCTTTTTAATGCACAGACTTTTGCTCCTTCTGATGTAGCAACACCAGAGTGTTGTCAATTTTTAGTTGTATCTGGATCTCCTTATACAAATGATAGAGTTGGACCTTTTCACGGAGGATACCAAGAATCTATTAAATCAAAAGGAATCAATCCAAGATATGTAACTAAAGTATGGGATGGTTTGGCACATGCTGCTCAAAACTCTATTCTTCATATTGGTACTACAGCTTGGACTGTAGCTAATCCACCTGCAGAAGGAGATTGCTGCCCAACTTTCCTTTGTGGTGAGAACTATCACTTAAGAGTTGATGTTAAAGGTTCTCCAGCATTGAGAATGTTAAACCACCAAGGATATGTAGAAGTTACTGCAAATGGTGGTTGTTGTCCTGATCAACCAGATGATCCACTTATTGCTCCAGTAGAAGTAGATCCAGCATCTATCATGATTCAATGGGCTACTGGTATTTGGGAAAGTGTAGTTGTTACAGGTAATGGTCCTAACGGAAGAATTAATCCTGCTCCACTACTTATTCCAGTTGTATCATTTGCAACTGCAGGTGTAGTAGATGCATTATATTATCCTCCAGGAACTGATGCTGCTGTATTGGCTGCTGCCGCAATTCAATATCCTGCATATACTATTGATACTTGGGATAACTATGTATCTACATGGGTTCTTGGAAACGGAGACTGTGCAGGTTTATCTTTAATTGGTGCATATGAAGAAACTAGATTTGGAGATTGTACTTTCCAACCTTCTGACTTCTATGAAACTGAGCCAGTAAGAATTTATGCTTCTGAAGTAGATTTAACTGGTTCTCCTTGTGAATTTACAGGAATCTGTATTGCTCATGAGTGTGAAGGAAGAAAAGCAAATGGTCTTGGAGAAACTGCTGCAAGAGACTTTATCTTGTCAGAATCTTACAGACAAAATCATTTTGCTTCTGACTTAAGAATTCGTGAAATTACTCAAGGTAATGACATGTTAGGTACAGGTGCTGGTCAAATTGACAGAAATGGACTGTATGATAGACTAATGGTTTTACATAGTGTACCACGATTCAATAACCCTTCTGGAACATTTGATAATGATCAATACTTAATTGAAGTTCTTACTCCTATTGCTCTTAGAGCTACAGAAAGAGCTGCTTTAGTTAAGGACTTACAAAGAATCTTGGATGCATGTGGAAACCCATGCTACCAGCAAGCTGCTGAAGATGCAGATGCTTGTCCTACTCCAAGTATTCCAGTTACAGCGTAATAACTATTAATTACTCATTAAAGGGAGAGTGAGATCTTGTTTCTCCTCTCCCTTTTTTTATTTTAAGAATTATGGCAAATCATGTATTAAGTTTGGAAATACCTCATGTTGGGAATCCTTGTGTTATGAAAATATTTGATACAAGTGTATATTCTGCACAAGTGGGTATTTTTGAACCAAAGTTACAAATCACAGTTCCTGGGTATACATATGCTACAGAAGTTCATTTTCAACCTGAGTCTTCTCCTACACTAACAGGATGTGACTTAGATATACAAACTGAAAACTGTGATAGTACTTATGTGAATTTACCAGATGGAATATATGTAATTAAATATATAGTAGATCCTAGTCATGTTGTGTATGTAGAATATAATCATCTAAGAACTACACAAGCTATGAATCTTTATGAAAAGATTCTATGTGATATAGATGTGGCAGACTGTGATCCTCCCAAAAAAGTTAAAAATAAGTTAGAACAACTTAGATTAATTAGAATGTATTTAGATGCTGCAAAAGCAAAAGTAGAAACATGTCATGAACAACAAGAGGGAATGACATTGTATAACTATGCTTTAAAGCTTCTATATAAATTAGATTGTAGAAATTGTTAACCATTAAAAACCAACAAAATTATGGCAGCATGTGCAAATTGTAAAAGAAGACTATCCTGTGGATGTCAAAAAAGAACAGCATCTGATAAAACTTCAGTATGTTCCAATTGTATAAATGCTTATGAAGCGACACTGAAAAAACAAAAATTGGCAAAATTTACTAAATAAAAATGGCAGGTGTACCCTATTATAGAATACAGAATTGTTGTACAAGTCAGAGTACATTAATAAATCTTGATCCTTCTGGTTTATCAGATGGAATTTATAAATGGACGGGTACACAAACTATATTACCTTCAGGTTTTATTTTAGATCCAGATAATTGTTATATAATAACAAGTCAAGGTTCTGTCTTTAATACCTATGATGTAGTTGATTCCAGCTTCCTTACTTTAGATACTTTAGGAACATTTACAGACTGTAATAGTGCTACTACAGATTGTGATTGCGATCCACCATCAGGTACTCATTATATTATAGCAGAACCATGTTGTGGAGGAGATACTATTTATTTTAGAGGAGAGGGCTATACTGGAGTAGAACAAATAGAAGGAGATGTAAAAGGAAAAAGCGAATTTAGTCCTGCATTACCTATTGTAGATTTAAATAACTTTCAAGGAGTATATTTATTTAATGGAGCTTGTTATACTGTATCATTTGGTACAGTAGGGGATGGTATAATTCCTGATATGGATACATATAATACATTACCATTTCCGCCTCCTGCAAGTGAATTAGAATTTATTCATGAATCAGATTGTGAATATCAAGATGGTAAAATACAATGTCCAGATTGTGAACCTATTTGTTATAGACTAACTAGCTGTTCAGGAATTACTATTAATACTTTAATTGATCTTTCTGCTTATGTAGGTACTTACATAACTATAGAGAACTATACAGAAACATGGTATGTTGAACTAAATGAAGCAATTTGTCAAAATCCTACCCTTATTCTAAAAGTAACAGCAACAGAACAAGATCCTTGTCCTTGTATTTGTTATGAAGTATTGGGTAATACAGGAGGTATAAATTATATAGACTGTAATGGTAATAGACAATTTACATATTCTCCTGCTAAGTTTTGTGCTCAAGCTCCTCCAGTTATAGCACAAATTCAAGGAGAGGATTATGAGCTAATAGTAGGTGGAGATTGTGTAGATGGGCAATGTCCTGCAGAATGTTTTTATTTAAAGAACTGTGATCCTGAAAAATATCCTGAACAAGAACCTATTATATTCTCAAACTTACAAAGCTTATCTC